TACGGAACATATTGATGTTTTGCCTCAATCCAAATTTCTGCTTTCATTTTCTTGTCCTTTTAATATTTTCAATATTCTTGTGCCATCGTCATTGTAAAAGTAATTTACCGGCGCATCTGTCATGTCTTCCGGAGTAAATTTTCGGCCCAAAAACTTTTCACCGCATTTTTTGCAAATGATACGATGCGGACTTAATATCCCTTTGTCGCAAATTTCTTTCCAGACCTTATCTTTCAGCATGTAATAATCCAGCGGATCATCAAAAACGCTTTTGCCGCATGTGTTGCAATATAAGCCGTGCGGATTGTCTTCTGTCTCAAAAATATCGGTGATGCTGCATTTTGACTTGCCAATGTAGGTGAATTCATGACAAGAAAAATAGGCTCTGACATACGTTACCAACACAACACGATGCAAGTTTTCCGGATAACGGCATTTCATTCTTAAAAAATGCAAATATTTTTCCGTCACTTGGAATAAAAACAGTTTTCTGCCGTTTCTATCCAGCCAAATATCGCCAATCCAAGGTGTTTTTTCTTTACTCATAAGCTTCCCACCCGTTCAAGTTGTTGTTTCCAATACATGAAGTTTTTATCCTCAATTGGTTTGTCTTCCGGATAATATTCCGCCCTGTCAAGCCACTCTTTATAACATTTCGGGCAGTAATAACGATTGAGAACGGCGATATAATATCCGTCAAATGACGGTTTGTCGCAAAAGTCGCATATTCCGATTGCATATCCACCCTCAACCGCCTGCAATTCTAACAAATTCAATTTTATAACCTTGAATTTTATTCCTTTTACAATCTCAGCCATTTTCGCACCTATTCAAAAAGTTTTTGGTTTTTAGCGATGTAATCGCGTTCAAAATTGAGCACAGCTTGCAGCGTGTTCAAAACGTACTCCATGAGCTCAATTTGATAATTTGCTTCTTGCTGCGTCATTTTTCCGTCTTGTACCCAGCGCGGATATAACCTTTTGCGGTAGTCAATTTCGCGCCGGACGCCCTTAATTTGCTCGGTCAGTGTTACCATGTTTTTTTCCTTTTTTGCTATCGTCAAAAATATACACGCAACTATTGCCCTCGGTGTGGTATTGGCTATATTTCATATATTCGGCGATTTTTTTAATTATTGCCTTTGTGACCTTTTTGCCGCCAAAGTTTTTGACGCTGACATGATCTTTTGACACCAAAACCGAATATTCATTGTTTACAACAAACCAGTCAAAGCCCATTTTAGCGATGATCGCCACACCAATCAGGCCTCCGGTGACATTATCTAAACTGCGTGATACTTCAAATTTCATATTTTTTCTCTTTTCTGATATATTTTGTTTCAATTTCTGCTTCTTTGAAGACCGAAACATTCATACATTCACCGGTGGCGTTAGTCATTTGAAAGAGTTTTTTTGCTTTATCAAGAGCCTCTTCCATATTGTCCGCGTGGATATGAAGATTTGATGTATCGTTGCCGATGTTTACTGATATTTGAAATTTCATCATCTTTTCCTTTCGAGGTGGGGCGGCTCAATCTATGGAGTAAAAAACCGCCCCGTTGTTAGTTTATACCGGCATACTGTCTTGCCATTCTTGCTCTAAGGCTGCCTCAAGTGCATCCTCTTGTTGCTCGATGGATTTTTCCGGTTGTTTTTCTTCTGCAGGCTCCGGCGCAGCTTCAAGCGCTGGCGTTTCTGTTTCCGGTTCGAGGTCAATGGCCTGATAACGGGTTGCGTCATCTATATCCAACGGAATTGACGGTTTTGCCGGACGATAATCTTCATCATCAATATCAATGGCCTGACGGAGCTCCGGCGATTGCGGAATCCATTTCGATAAGCGTTTGAAAACCGTCTTTTTGGCCATTTCATCATAGTCGGTATTCCACGGGCACTCTTTTTTGTATTTGAGCCACGCTTTCCAAGCCGATGAACGTTCTTTGATGGCGTCTATTTCCTCTTTGTTCATCACCTCGCATTTTTTGGTGCCGTCCTTAAAGGTGACAATAGCATAATATGCGTAAGCGTTGCCGCGCGGCTTTCTAAAGTCGATTTTGTGCTTTTCAATTGTGCCGATATTGTATTCAAAATCATCATTTTCGCAGACTTTGTCAGCATGAATATTGGATACAAAGCCGGAGCGCATGGCAAGCTCTGCGATACCTTTATAATCGATGATCAATTGAACATCGTTTTTATACGGGATAAGATAAGCACGCCGCCCATCCGGTTCGATGCCAAGCTCGGCGCATTTCATAAATGCGGCAGCTATTGAGGCACGCCCCTCTTTGGTGTTGATTGCGGCTAACAATTTGCCATCTTTTTTGATGCAAGTCAGAGCAACGCGGGCAAAGCGATCCGGCGTGCAAACTGTCGGCAAAACATTATCCCAGCCATTTTTGATTTGTTCGATGAACGCAAGAGCAAGATCTTGCTTCGGTTCTTGTTTGGTTAATTCATTTGTCATTTATTTACCTTTCCATGTACCAGTTTGAATAACGCATTTCAACGCGGTTCGGATATGCCGCAAAAATGCTGTTGTCGCGCGTTTCATTCCACGCGGTTAATTTTTCGTTAATTTCCCAGAGGTGATGATCAACGATTTGATGAGCAACTTGTGACGTTTCATACTCAACATTGGCCACCGCGATGATATCTTTTTCATCTTCTTTGTTGGATTGGATGATGAATACAAACTCGACAGGCTCCTCGCCGTATTTTTCTTTGATGCCGCGGCAATAAAAATCTGACTGCAGCGGATATTGTAATTTTTGCGGCCAATTTAAAATGCCCTCGATATCGGATGATGTTTTGTAATCGATGACAATCAGGCCGTTTTTGGTGCGTTTTATGGCATCACATTTCATTTTGCATTTAAGGCCGGTGTTTGGATCTGTCCACACATAAGGCATTTCAGCGGTGGCACCGTCCAAAATAATGCTTGCCAACGGATGACGTTGTAAGTATGCGAGCATTAACCGCGCGTGATTCCATTCGTCTTTAGATACAACCGTTTTATTCGGATATTGAGCTTTTGCTTCCTCGTATTTTTTATTTTTGCGTGAGGCGCCGAAGTCAGCGACCGCAAAATCTTGGTTCAGTCTATCCGGTTCGAGAATAAATGCGTGACACAATTTACCGAAAATCAGCGCATCAGTTTCCGTTTCCGGTGCTTTATTCGGATTGAACGGTGATGACTTCCAAAACCAATAAGCCCCGCGATCATACTGCTTTATTTGACTTGCTGAAATTGCTTTGAGGGCAAAATATTCATCATCAGTCATTTTTGAGATTTGTTTCGTTTGCATTATTCTTTTCCCTTTGTTGGATCTTCATGAAACCAAGCAATATATTGTTGTTTGGCATACTCAATTTCACGCTCAACGCGCTGATTATCGAGTGCATTCGGGTTGACGGCAACGGCGTACATTAAGAAGCCGAGCCATACAGCGACAACCATGACAAGACAGCTGACAAGAGCGGCTAATGTTTCGTAATAACTTTCCATTATTTTGTTTCCTTAAATAACGTTTTACCCATGAACGATTTTTCGATGACCTCATTCATTTCCTCATCAAAATGCTGTAAGGTATGATTGAGCTTGGCATAAAAGGCTTTGGTGCGTTCAATTTCATCCTGCGCATACTCTTCGCGAGTTTTAAAAACTGCCGCCGGATTAAAACCGGCATAGAATGCGCCCCAAACCTCGGCATCGAGAATTGCATGGACCAGTTCGATTGTTTCGGTATAAAGATCATCAAAGACAAAATCTGCGAAATCTTTACCATTTACCAAGTCATCTGCCGCACGAGATTTGTCATTGTCATTTTCGTACATATAACGTGAAGTGTAGTAATTATCTTCATCATTCAGCTTTTCACGAAAAGCATTGACAAGAGCAACGGCTTTTCTTGCTATTTCCTTGTTGTATTCCATGATTATGCCTCCAAAACTTTATGAGCCGCACGGATGGCATCAGCTGTCAAAATGCGTTGCCAAGCCTTATTTTTCGGTGACCAGCGGAAAGCATGGGCCTTGAGTTTGGCAATGACTTCCGGCTCCGGTTTGCCGTCAAATAAGAGTTGCAAGCGATTTTCTTCATAATTTTCAACCATCTGAACACCGTACAACAAAATTGAATAATTCTCTTTTGGATGGGCGTTTTTGGCTTTGTATTCTTCAAGAATATCTGTCAGGATCTTGATGTTGCGCTCAATTTTTACGCCGTTCTGCAGATGAACATTGAGAGCCTCAAGCACTTTTTCACAAAGAGCATAGACGCCATTTTTGGCCTGCGTTGTGAATTGCCCTTTTAAGTGTGGCCATGCGTCATAAGTATATCCGAGAGCCGGTAAAGGGTTTTTCGTTTTATGGCGGATAAAATCATCAATTGTGCTGTTTAATTCGCGCCATTTGTGCAGATCTATTTTGGCTTGTTTTTGCTCAGACGTCATGTAGCGATCAAAAATATCACCCTCCAACATCTGATTTTCAGTGTAAACATAGTCATTGAGTGCTTTTTCGGCGGTGGCTTGGCGTTTTTCCATTCTGGCAACCGGAAACTTTGCCGGTCCAACAATAGCCCAAGAAACGCATCTGCTTTCAGCCGCAAGATATTTTTCTGCTTGAGTGTGTAAGCGATGGATCCAATATTCGGTGCATTCTTCTTTTTGAGCGTCCGTGATATTTGCGGATTTTACCCGTTCAAAAAACTTTTGAATAACCTCTTTGTAAGAAGCGTCAAAATTTGCTGCACGTTTTTCCGGATCAAAGCTGGTGTTATACCAAGCTGAATTGAGCAAGTTTTTGTTTAATTCAGGCATTTTATACCAATCAGGATATTGTCCGTTTAATTCCATAAGCTTTTCAATCCCTGCCATTGGTACGAGTTCGTTTTCATTTACCATTTTAATCTCCATAGTTTGATTTGCTTTCCTGCCGATCGGTATCAAAATTTGCCGTAGCGATTATTGGTGGCCGATTAGTAGATACGCTTTACAGAGCGTTACTGATACCAAGTTTTGTGACGTTGGCTAGGTCGTTTTGTAATTACATAATATAACAAATTTTGTTATTGTCAATATAAAAATAACAAAAAATGTTAAAAATAACAAACATTTTTATTTTATTTCGGAAAAACAAACAGATAAAAAATAAAAGGTGTCGAAAAAGACACCTTTGAAAAAAATAACCGAAATGTTAATAAACTAAAACTCTTCTCGCCACATATCCCAGCCGGTTCTTATTGTACATCTCTCATCATCGCAAAAATATTCCTGACTTCCCAAATTTTGCAATTTATTTTGGCCGTATATAGAAAATACCCTTTTGATAAATTCTTCTTCCGGTTGAATTTTATTAAGAGTTACACCTGAGGAAAAAATTACATTTTCACCCTTTATATCCATAATAAAACAACGAAATTCTGTATAATAACGGTTTACTGTTTCTTGATGATATCCGGTTATTCCGTAGTTATAGTTTACGTTGCTGTGACTATAAGATTTTGTATTATAATTGCCGAGCGCATCAAATGTGCTGTATCCATTTCCCCAGTATTGTGATTGCCCGCTTAGAGAGCCTATCGTATTGCTATTTGTATATGTATCAACTGATTTTATGCCGGTTACCCCATAATCTGCAACGGTTTGGTTAAATGAAAATGAATCGAGCTTGGAGCCGAAACCGAAAAGGAAATTGCATTTTTTATTGTCAACTACCTTGAAACCGTTTGCCGCTAACCAATCTGTAAAAAACGCTTTATATTGCAAGGTTTCAACTTTTTTATCTAAAGAAGTTATACATATAGTCTTATTATTTCCGTTATTGATTATCGACTTCATATTGAAATCATAAGTGCTTCCGCATCCGGCTAAAAAAATAAATGACAATATACAAAACTTTTTCATAATATACGCCTTTATGCTGTCTTTTTCATGTGATAAATAACCTTGCCGATGACTTTTATATTGCGGTAATTATCATGAGGAATTGGTTGATATTGTGCGTTGTCGGCGCGTATCATAGCGGTATTATCAAAAGGATTTATTTGGATGCGCCGGATTAGCAGATCAGAGCCGATACAAAGGATATACAGGCCGTCAGATGTTGGCGATTTAACAGAAACATCAACCCATACAACATCATCAGTGTGAATGGTAGGCATCATGGATTCACCGATTGCTTTGATGATTTTAATATTTTCAGGGGCGGCTGAGGTAAATTCACGCAAAGCCGGAAGTGTCATCATTTGTTGGCCAATAACATTTTCGGTAAAGTTTTCAACACCATCACCGCAGCAGGCGCGGACATCTAGGACATCAATTTGCACAATATCGTTTTTTATATTCTCGCTTGAAAAAGTGTTATCCCATAATTCATTTTCAGCAATTTTTCCATCCCAGAATAATAAAAATTTTTGAGGGTTGCATTGTAAAATCTTAGCCATTTTGTTCAATGTTTCCGGCTGTTGTTTTGGTTTGTTTTCGAGCCAGCCAAAATGTTGTTCTCGAATACCGATCATTTTCATAAATTCTTTTTGGTTTATATTCAGATCTAAAAGACGATTTTTCAACCATCTATTTTTGTTATTTTTTTCCATATTATCCCCCTTTTGCGCGGATTATAACATAAAATGTTAGAAAAATAAATAACATAATTTGTTATTTTGTGTTGACATATAACAAAGTTTGTTATTATAATGCTGCCAAGGAGGCAAGAATATGCAATTTAGAGAATGGATAGATAATAACAAAAAAACAATTAAGGAAGTCGCTGACAAATTAGGTGTCAGTGAGATGAACGTATATCGCTATATATCCGGAGCGAACATTCCGCGCCCAGATAAAATGCAAAAGATTTTTGAATATACAGGCGGCGAAGTGACCGCAAATGATTTTTACAACAACGAAAGGGAAAAAAATGGAAAACAAAATTGATGAAATCAAGGATTTTAGCCGCGTTCTCTGGGAGCTTGAAGACGGTCAATTCAATACGGATTGCTCTAACAAGCTTGAAGAGGCCATCAAAGCGATGCGCGAGCGTTGCGATGTTGACGGCATGAGAATGGCCAAGGCAACAATCAGTGTCAATCTTAGTTTGACACTGAGCAGCGGCAATTTGGTCGTTCAGGCAAATGTGACATCTAAAAATCCAGAAAAGCCAAGAGGAAACACTGTCTTTTGGACAACCAAAAACAATGCGCTGAGCCGCGAAAATCCGAAACAGCCGCGTTTGCCGTTTGAGGTAGTCGCTAACAAGCGCGAAGTAGTCAACTATGATATGGAAAGGAAAGATATCAATGGATAATGAGGTTAAAAATGACGTTGTTGCCATGCGCGAGGCGATGGAAGATCTATACACGCCGCGAGCCATTGAGGCAACAAACACGAATGGTTTTATTGTATATCCGGAAAATATGAATGTTGTGCCGCTCAAAAAGTATATTGATGAAGAGCGCACAACGCCGGAAACCTTAAAAGGTTTGACATTTTTGCATGATTGCACCAGTTTTTGTGAATTTGTAAACCGCTATAAAGCTGATAATTCGGCGATTTTTTACAACAAAGATGCGCAAATGGTCACTTGTATTTTCGATTGCGCAACCAAAGAACATGCCAGCTTTGAAAAGCATTTGGCAACTTATAAATTCCCGTTTAGTAAAGAATTGAAGGAATGGAAAAACCATAACGGTGAAACAATGTCTCAGGTTGATTTTGCCTTTTTCATTGAGAGAAACGTTCTTGATTTGGCGGATGCACCGGCACCGGATAAGGAAAGCGACAGTCTGAAAGAAATTCGGGCCCGCGTTGGCGGTTTTTATGCCGGCACCAGTAAAATGGTTGAATTATCCAAAGGAATTGCCATTCGTAACGATGAACGCGCTACCGTGAAATTTGATACGAATACCGGTGAGGCCACGCTTGATTTTTCGAGCGAACACACGGACGCAGCCGGAAACAAAATTAAAGTGCCGAATATGTTTTTGATTGTTATTCCGATTTTGAACGGCGGCAAAGCGTATCAGTTGCCATGTCGCTTGCGTTATCGTTTGTATAACGGCACGGTTAAATGGTGGTATGAGGTCATTGACTTGGATAATGCCATAAACAACGCCATCAATGAAGAATTGGAAAAGATCAAAAAAGAGGTTGCTTTGCCGGTATTTGCTGGCGAGTTACCACAAGGAAGATAAATATCAATGCCGGAGTGGCTCTTAATCATGAAATTCTGCTTGCTCCGGCACTTCCCAATTGAAAAGGAAAAAGAAATGACATCAGAAAAGAAATTTGAAAAACTATATTGCGATAAATCTAAAAAATACAACGATTTAAAAGGCAATAATAAAGAATTACAAGAAGAAGCGGAATTTTATAAAAATCTGAATACTGAGATTTTGGAAACATCGGCAAAAGTGTTTGCCTTGAATGAGGCTTTGACCAAAATCAACAAAGAATATTCGGACCTGCTGGATAAAGTCTTAAAACACATACAAAAGTGGTATAAGTTTGATTTAATCCTGACGCCGACATTTATGGCAGCAATGTTTTTGTGTGGTTATTTTTTAGGAAAGTAATTAAATGAAACCAGAGCACACATTGAGTTGCCAAGTCACAAAATATTTGCGGATGCGGGGATATATCACCGCGGACAGTGATGTGATGAGTGCTCTCAAATATTTGCCGGTACACAATGACAGAGACCGCTCGATGTTTGTTAATAGCCGTAAAGCGATGGGATACACACTCGGACAATCTGACTTGATTGTCATAAACAAATACGGGCGCGTTACATATTTAGAGCTGAAAAACGGCAAAACCGGCACGCAATCGGATAATCAGAAATATTTTGAGCAGGAAATCAAATTCAGAGGCGGAAATTATGAAATTATCCGCACACTGGATGACTGCATCAATTTTGTAAACAAAGATTTGGACATCGGAAACAATGACGGGAGCGCCGCGTGTAGTCCAGCGCAAAAGCGCTCCCTCCTTTTAAGGACATAAAGGAATGAGTAATGCTTTAAGGATTTGGGAAGAGCAATTCCACACGTTGCAAAAAGTACCTGATAGAGATATGCGGGCAAAATTAGCTCTTGCGATGATAGAATATGCTTTTTCCGGTGAGCACGAAGATTTACAATTTCCGTTGGATGCTATAATTGCGCCAATGTACCCGTCTTTGGTTGTAAAAAATCAAGGGGGCGCTCCGGTCGGAAATAAAAATAAATCAACCTCAATAAAAGAAAAAGACAACGTTTCTTTAACAGTTAATCAAGGGTTAATCAACAGTTATTCAACAGATAATCAACCTCTTATAGAAATAGAAACAGAAACAGAAGAAAAAGAAAAAGACACACTAAAGTGTGTCCAAAAAGAAAAAGTTAAAAATTTCGTAAAGCCGACAGTTGATGAAATTGATGCCTATTGCCGAGAAAGTAAGAATTACATCGATGTTGGACGCTTTTATGACTTCTATGAGTGCAAAGGTTGGAAAGTTGGAAAAAATCCGATG